AACGGCAACAGGCGTATCAACGATTGGGAACCTTTCATACCGTCTGTGACGAATCTCAAGTCCCTGTTTCTGGGGTTTTGTTTCCTTCTGCGCGAACTTGGCAAAAGTCAACAAGCGCTTCGCAATAGGAAGCATTTTTTTCTGTATAGTGAAGGCGTCATTTTTACTTAGATCGCCATAAGAAGTGGCACCAGTAATGGTACCAGTTCCGCCGTAAGCTGCCATAAGTCAACTCCTAAAAAGATAGTTTTAAATTTGTCAGAGGCTCTCTAGGGCAGCCAAAATAATTTTATTCTGGTATCGCATCCCAAAGTTCCTCGTCGGACATATTGTCCGGGTTCTTTTGTGTTCTTGGTGCGGAGTTCGTCATCAGGCTTGACGCTGCCTTGCGCCTTGAGGCCTGCTTCTCGCTCGACTGAATCGTTTCCTTAGGGGGCGGACGGTATTTCTTTCCGTGTTCCGTTGACTCTAACCATAGGTTCATTACAGAAGCATGGTCAGTTGCCTCTACAGACTCCGTCATCATCTTAGTGAGGGCGGGTGAAGCGAGGACCCAGTTTTGAAACTGCGGGTTCTTGTCGATGTCCCTGTAGTCGTTGCCGACTTCACTTAACATGGTGGACTCATGCGACTTTAAGAACTGATTGTACGTCTGGTCCTGCAACTGCTGCTCCATCTGGTCAACCTTCTGGAGGTTTGGCTGTAGTGACTCTAGCCGTTTGGCTACCTAGTGCTCAATCAGCTTCTTGGTGACCCCAGTGATCTCACTGAATTCATCCATCGTGGTGCGGTCGTCCTCATTAAAGAAGCTGTCCGCATCAGTCGGGTCAACAGGTTTAGCAGAAGTTTCCCTCGGTGCCTGCTGTCCTTCCAGGGCTCTGAGTCGAAGATCGTTCAACTCTTCACGCATCCTGGCGCTTTCCTCGTTCCGTCTGTGGAACTCTCTCTCTAGGTCTTTATAACGCTTTTCGTAGTTATGAGCGGGATCTTCGTCCTCGTAGGACTCATCCTCCGATTCATCTTCCTCCTCGGTCTCTTCTACCTCTTCTTCGGTATCAGAGGGTTCCGCATCCTCGGTAGACTCCTCATCGCTCTCCCAGAGTTCCTCGTCCGAGTATGTAGGATCAGTCTCTTCCGACTCTACATTCTCTGTATCTTCAGTCATATTCTCCGTCTCCTTTCTATATCACCATCACAATGTCCCGTTGCCGGATCGTCTTAGGTGCTGACCCCTGGTTACTACCGTGGAGGTCCTGCTTTTTTGTGGGCATGATCAGGAAAACTAAGCACCTCCTTCCATGCCTGTATTCGCCCAATGGCGACGTGGTGTTTGCTAATCGACTCCTGGTCGTACAGGGTGGCGTTTACTATACGCTCCTGCTCGTCCTTGAGCCTCTTATCAAACTCCTCCTTTAACGCATTCCAACCCGGGTGGGTTGAAAGCATGACAATGAGGTCCGCCCTATTCTGCGGACGAGAACTCACTGCTGTACTCCTGAATCTATCATTCCTTGTTCCTCAAGTCCAGGGGGCTGCTGTTCCAGTTGTTGCATCTGGGCCTCTTCCATCTGCTGCTCAACCTGCAACTGCTGGTTCGCCTGCTCCCTTAGTAGTACGCTGTGACGCTCTAAATTGGTTGGGTGCAGGACATTCCCCTGCTTCATCAACTCTAGCCTCTCCTTGATTTCCATCTCACGCTGATCACCAGAGACGCTCTGCTTCTCGTCCAGCATCGCCTTGTTCTGCTCCACATTAATCTGCGACTGCATCTGGGCCTGGATCTGCGCCATTAGCGCCTGCTGCTGCGCCTGTTGTTGGGCCATAAGTTGTTGCTGTTGGGCCTGGGTCGCCGCCTGCATCTCCTGGGCAACCTGCTCCTCGGTCTTCATCACGTCCTCAGGGTCCAGGTTGAACGCCCTTAGCAGGGGCCTGGAGAAGGCCTCAAATTTTATGTACTGCTGTAACTGCGGTAACTGGCCAATCGTCTGCAGGAACTGCACAAGCTGTGTGTTGTGGACCTCCTTGGCGATGTACTGCTCGTACCCTGTGCTTATCGCCTCGTAGTCGCCCTTCAACTCGGGGTCCAGGTCGTCCACCATGATCCACCTGTAAATGGCTGTTATGTTCCCGGATATCATCTTGCTGACCGACCTGACCACGTCTGCGGTCTGCCTGTTTGCGTTGCTGTTCAGGATGCTCATGCCAGTAGCAGTCTTCGTCTGCGAAGGGCTCATGTCTCCGTACCCGATAGCGGTCTGGCCGCTGTCAAGGTCGGCCTCTCTTTCTAGTTGCTGTACAATCTGCAGTAGGCCGTTGGTAACGTCTGGTATCTGCACGGGCATGAACGCATCACGCACACTGGCGCCAGGCTTTACTCTGAATTGCTTGCCAGGATAAACCTGCTCGGTGTCGGTCCCGGGCTCAAACGAGTTGGGGTCAATGACCGTGAGTGGCGAGGCCGACAGGCTCTTGCCCTCAATCATCATGGCGTAGCAGAAGTTTAGGATTGCCTGCGAGTCACGGATTGCGTAGTAGATCCCGTCACCAAAGATGGACTCCGGGTTCTTCTGCCAGTAACAGAAATGGAACGGCAGGGTGTCGTCAAACGGGTTCTCGTTTATCTTGATGACCCTGTCGCCAACTACGGTAACAACGACTGGCATGGACACAGGCACATCTTCCGGGTCTACTGGCAGGTGACCCGACAGGTCCTTCCCGTCAAGTCGGCCCCAGAACTCTAAGACCTCTATGTTCTTCAGCCTGTTTGCCGAGCTTTCGTCGAACTTTCTGGGGTGCTGGCTTTCGTCGTATCCGTGGTTTCTTCCTTCGTCCCCCTCAATAATCTCCTCCACAACATCACGAAGGAATCCTTCTCCTGACTCAGCCATAGCCCGAAGCTGGATAGGTGAAACGAAACTTCGCTGGATAACATAGTCAGCGTCTTCGATACTGGCCGCTTCTGGAGACGGGAAGATATTCCAGAGAGAAACATGCTTAACGGTAGGAACAAGTTCTTCCTCAATTTGAGCTTCAATTTCGAGTATGTCATCTGGAGTTCGGACTGAAGTGTATACGGGATAATTCCGCTTTTGAAGTGTAATCGCCTTTGTAACGCCTGTGCCATAGAGACACATCTCGTGTATAGAGTGCTGAATCTCTTCGTTATATGCAGTCTTTCTAAGTATGTCACGGATTCGGTCCTCCATATTCTTGGCCCGTGTTAACAGGATGTCGTCCAGTATGTCAGGCCTATCGGGCGGTGCCTGTATGTCTGGAGGGATGAATCTGGGCCTCTTGGTCGGTGTAATTGCAAATGGCACCTCGCCGTCCTCAAATAGCAGGGTCCCTATCTTGATCTTGGCGCTGTTTACCTTGCGGCGGGTCTGGTTGACAAAGATCCCGCGCTCGTTGGCTAACTCGTTGGCCTTGTTAATGTGGGACGGGTACTTTGCACGGTAGGCGTCATAGGCCTCCTGCCAGTGGGTCTCGTTGTCCCTGCGGTACTCCCTTGAGTCGTTGAACTTCTCCTGGATAATCTTGGCAAATGAGTCTAGTTCGACCTCTACGATCTTCCTCTCCTCTACAACCGCCCCTTCCGGCGTGTCGTAGACCTGTGTCTGCTCTGTTACCTGTTCTGCCATTAGCCTTTAACTCCTATATTTGGGGAGGGGGTCCTTATCTTCTGCCTGCGCTTCTTCATGTCCCCCATGTGGTAATCTATTTCTGACTGGACAGAGTCAGGCCTCCTCTTTAGTCTCTTTTTTTCCATTGTATCACATTTTCTGGTACTTCTTTCCTGTTAGGTTCTTCTTCCTCGGACTTAACCTCAAGTTTTTTTAGGACCTCCTCAGAAATGTCAAGGAGTGCTGCCGAGAAGGTCTTAGCCATTAATTCTCCGGCCTCTGGCCCGTAGTGGGCATAGAGGCACTCCACAAGGTCAAATACTATCTTTTCTACGTCACGACGGAACGCCTCCTGGCCGTCGTACCCCATCTCTAATACGTTAGTCATTATATCCTCGACGGTGTAAAGTTCCTTATAGTTGGCCTGCCCATATACGCCCTGGTCATCTTCTCCCACTCAGGCGCTGCCGGGAACATCTTGCACCCGAAGCAGGCTATGGCCAGGGACATCACGCAGTCATCGTGAGACCCAGGCTGTGCAGCCATCTTGCCGTTAGGCATGTTGGCGAAGGTCTGCAACTCGTCAATCAGCTTGGGCGAGTGCAGGATCAACTCACGCTCCCGTATCAACTCCTTGAGGTAGTCAATTATTAAGGGTTTTGACTTGACGGTCGTGTGGAAGCCAATCTTACGGGCCGTCCTTGACGACCGCTCGTCTAGTATCTTCTCTGAATATATGTTCGGGTACAAGTGTACATCCGATAAGAACTTCAGGGTCACCAGCCCGTGGTTGTTCCGCTCAACGAACAACTGGGCGTTATTGTACCAGCGCCCTATGCTGGTCAGTTGCCAGGCCAGCAGGTCCGGGTCTATCTTCGTCCTCAGCATTGCCACCTCCTCGTAAAGGGTGGCGTCCAGGACAACGGCCACGCTCCAGTCGGTGTCCCGCCCTATCTCAAGCCCCTCCGACACATCGACCCCTATTCGGTACTCACGCCCCTTGAGGGGGCGGTTCCACACCTGGAGGTCCCCCTCCTCCATCGCCTCTATGACGTACTTCTCCTTTATCTTCCCCTCCTTGTACGCCTGGACGGGTATGTAGAAGCCCTCCGACGGGGCCTCCCGCTGGCGCTTCTCTGAAGAAAGAACCATGTCCGTGAGCACGTCCAGGTCAAAAACACTGCGCCCCGTGGTGACAAACGCCTGCCTTGCGTTACTGGGGAATTCCTGGTGAAATTTACGCAGGTCGTTCTGGCACTGCGTCTTGATACACTGGCGCCTCCAGTGTAAGTTCTCTAGGGTGACCTCAAAGGACAGGGACTCTTTCTCGCCAACGTCAAACTCGCAAACGGTTCCAAGTAGCCCGGACTCCTCTTCCCCTCCGTATCGGGGGTCTGTCCCGAGGGAATCCTTAAAGGTTTCTTTCTCCTCTTCACTCTGAAAGGGTTT